GTCCAAGCTGTTCCATTATAAGATTCTGTTTCTTCAGCAGCAGCAGAATCATTTTTATATCCACCAAATACAAGACCAGCAGTTAATGTGCCTCCACCACTAGACATCATACCTAATCTTCCTTGATTTAAATTTCCACCACTAGACCAAGCTCCTGTGCCATATCCAACATATTTTAAAACGCCTGATCCTGGATCTGCGTTATAGTATATGTCGCCTAAATTTAATTGTCTAAATGTTGCGGGTGCTGACCATATTTCTGTAGTTGCAATGTTTGCTGATCCATTATATCCACCTGCAGTCCATGCTGAACCATTAGAAGCTCCACCATTACCCATTTGCATTTTATTTCCAGCCATATCAGCTACATCAGTCCAACTTGTTCCATCCCAAGTTTCTGTATGAGCATTAATAGCTGTTGAAGTTTCACCTCCAAATGTTATTGCAGATGTTGATGTGCCTCCTCCACCACCATATCCTGCTCTCTCTTGTACTAACTCTCCAACTTCTGTCCATGCAGTACCATTCCAGCTTTCATTTTGTTTATAAGGAGAGGCATTTCTACCTATTGCTATAACTGCTGTCGTAGTTCCATTTTTACTGCCATTACATCTACCTGCAGTGTTTATTTCTGCAACTTCTGTCCATGATGATCCATCCCATGTTTCAACACTATCTGAATTAGGAGGTGCTCCTCCACCAAAAGCTATTCCTGCAGTTGATGTTCCAGCAGAACCACATTCACGAACGTTTGCATTTTTTTCTGATACTTCTGACCATGAAGAACCATCCCATGATTCAACTGCTCCAGGCATGCCTGATCCTGGTGTAGTTGTAGCGCCTGTTACAGCAACTGCTGCTGTAGATGTTCCAAATCCTGCTGGAGCTGTGTATCTTGCAGTATTCATATCCCCAACCTCAGTCCAACTTGAACCATCCCATTTTTCAGTAATATTTGTTGTACTTGGAGGAGAACTAGCACCTCCATATATTATTGTAGCACTTTCAATTCCAGCAGAACCTTGATTTCGTCTTGCAGTATTAATATTTGTACCACTAGCCCAAGCTCCTCCTGACATTTGATCAGCAACAGCATCAGAAGTGATACCCTGGAGTCCTAATCCCTTTATACCTTTATAAGTTGTCATTTAAAAGATTCCTTATGGTAGATTGTATTTAACTGGTTTAGGTCCAATTCTTGTAATTTTTTCAGCTGATGTTTCGCCGTCAACATTGTCATTGTCCCAAGCAGTTTGAGCGTCTTCAATAACACCATCAACAATAGCTTGAGCTTCTGCTTTTGTTTTATTTGCACCAACAACTTTTCCAAGCCATTGATCACCAAAAACATTGTCGTCTACAACCCAAACATTGCCTGGATGACCTGAAAGGTACATTTGTCTTCGCTCTTCATGAGTGAAAAAACCTTTACCCCAGTTTTCTTTTACAGTGTATTTATATGCCATAGTTCCTCCTTTTTATTTTATATAATATCTTTAACTTGTTGTCACTTTTTTAAATGCGTGTTGATATGACCATTCTTCTGTATTAGTTACTCCTGGAGGTCCACTTGTTCCAGCAAAAGCTAAAGCAGATGTATTTTGTGTTCCAGCTCCTCCAAGCATATATCTGCCAGTAGATAAATCAGCCACTTCAGTCCATGAAGAACCATCCCACGTCTCACATTTTTGGCTATAATCAGCCGCTGGATCTAAACCACCAAAAACAAAACCCGCAGTAGTTATTCCACATGCTCCAGGTTGTTCACTTCTTGCACTATTTAAATCTCCAACTTCTGTCCAAGCCGAGCCATTCCATGTTTCAGTAACAGCATATTTTGTTCCTGTATTACCACTTGATCCACCTGCAAATACTGCAGCGGTTTGAATTCCAAAACCAGCACCTAGTCTTCTTCCTGCATTAACCTCTGTAGTTTCTGTCCAAGAAGAACCATCATATGATTCAACAGCGACTGAAAGAGTATTTGGACTTGTTACACCTGAAAAATATAAAGCTGCTGTTGAAGGTCCTGCGTGTGAAGCTCCTCCTTGTCCTCTAGCAGTATTAATCTCTGTAGTTTCTGTCCAAGAAGAACCATTATATGATTCAACAGTAGCGCTGTCTGGAGTTCCTCCAATCGCTAAACCTGCTGTAGTTGTTCCAACGCCTCGAGAACTGTGTCTAGCTGTATTAATATTACTTCCTTCAGTCCAAGAAGACCCATCATAAGTTTCACTTAAAGCATCAGCATTAGTTGAAATTCCACCAAAACACAGTGCAGCTGTCTGAGTGCCTAGTCCTCCTACACTTCTTCTGCCTGTATTTACACTTCCACCAGCTGCCCAAGCAGCTGCACTTAGTCCAACAAACTTAAATTGTCCATCAGAAGAATTATAATAAAGTTTTCCTTCCATACCTGATGGAGAGGTTCTATCTGGATCTGCAGAGTATGATTTAACATTAGCTCCACTAATTTTTCTATAAGTAGCCATTATTTATCTGTCAATAGCCAACCGTGTGTAGAGTCAGAATATACTAACGTAAAAGCCGCTCTTTCTGTTGCTACAGTTAAATCTTCTGCTGTTCCCTGTATTGGCTGTGAATTTCTTCCTATTGTTATATTGTTTGTGTCTGCTGTTCCTGCATAATCAATAACAGTAACTGTATCTCCAAGTGAAGGAGAAGCAGGTAGTGTCATTGTAATAGCAGCTGAAGTTGTATTTACAAAATAACCTCTTCCAGAAACCATTGTTGTATTACCTGTAACAACTGATTGCCATGAAGTTCCGCCTGGATTGAATGTTTTTAAATCCGAAGCAGGAATAGTTTTCATTGAACCGCCGTCATTAACAACGATACCATCAGCATCTGCTAAAGTTATTGAACTACCAACAGATGTACCACCATCTAATAGATTTAATTCTGCTGCAGTTGCAGTAACGGCTGTGCCATTAATTGCTAACTTATCAGTTACAACGTTAAATGTCGCATTGTCTTCGATTCTTGCAACTTCAGTTCCATCTCTTTGTTGGAATATAATATCTTTAGCATCAACAATTGGTTTAAGTACAATATCACTTGATGAATTAACAATTGAAAAAATATGAGTGCCACCTGCTTTAAATTGGAAATCATTTCCTGCTGCATCTAATATAATATCTGCCGCAGCATCTACTGTTAAATTATTTGCTGATATAACTAAATCTGTTCCATCACCTTCAATTTTTTCTGAAGCTCCACCAAAGACAATACCTACATCATTTGGAATATGTACATCTGATGTAGCTGTTAAATTAATTTTAGCTCCAGAAGTAATTGTTAAGTCTGTGCTATCACCTTCAATTTTTTCTCCAGTACCAAATGTAATTCCAACATTTGCTGGTATCACTACATCAGCTGTAGCTGTTAAATTAATATTGTTACCAGCAATAGTTAAATCTGTACCATCGCCTTCAATTTTTTCACCGTCATTACCAAAAGTTAAACCAACGTCTGCTGGTATATTAATATCTGTTGTTGCTGTTAAATGTAAATCATTAGATGAGTTTATTGTTAAATCAGTTCCATCTCCTGTAATTTTTTCACCTGCATCACCAAATCTTACAAAAGAATCATTTCCTAAAATAATATCGTGATTAAATGTAGCTGAACCTGCGTCACTACCATCAAGAGTAAGCATGGTAATATCAGAACTATTGTCTGTACCTTTAAATATAACATCACTATCATTTGCTGCTGCATCAATTGTAATGTCACCAGAAGATGTTGTAATACTAACTGCTGCATCACCAGCTGAAATATCATCTGCTGCTGAAGATATACCTGTTTGAAAATATGTTTTTAATGTTGTGACGTTGGTCATTCTCATTGTGCCGTCGTCGTTTACAAGTAGACCATCTCCGTCTGCAACTGCTGTAGTACCTCTTGAAGTACCACCATCAATTAAATTAATTTCTGCCGCTGTTGTAGTTACTGCTGTGCTTCCTAATGTAAATTGTCCATCAGGTACAATAAGCCCTGCAGCTCCACCTAATATTAAATCATCTGCAGATGTGTCCCATAACATGTATGCACTTGCTGTATCCCCAAACAATTTTACATCATATCCTTGGTCATCCGCTCCGACTGTAAATGTTGCATCTAATTGAACTGCACCGTCAATATCAACTGCATCTAAATTTGATGTTCCATCAATATCCATGTTACCGGATATATCTAATTCACCTGCAATTATTTTAGCAGCTGTTCCACTAAATACTTCTGAAGAATTAGTAGCAGCAGTTAAGAATGTAAATCCTGTTGCACTATCATCATACCCCATGAAACCGATTCGAGCATTAGAACCATCGTGGTATCTAAATTCAATACCTCTATCTTTGTTATCATCTGAACCAGGAGCGCTATCGCCACCCAAAGTAAAGATAGGGTCGTCTATTGTAACTGTTGTACTATTAACTGTTGTCGTTGTTCCATTAACAGTTAGATCTCCAGTTACAGTTAAATTATCATTTACTGTTGTTTCTGATGTTCCATGTCCAATTGAAATAGGGACACCTGAAGTTGCAGTACCTATCGTAATACCGTTTGAAGTATTCGAATTATCAATATTTAAAGATGTAGTTGCATCTAATGAAATTGTTGTACCGTCAACAGCTAATGTGCCATCTATATCTGTATTATCTAAATTAGCTGTACCATCAACATCTATATCACCAGCAAGATCAATTCCTGCTGCACCTGCTAGGACTAAATCATCAGCCGATGTGTCCCATAGCATGTAAGCACTTGCTGTATCTCCAAAAAATTTTACATCATACCCTTGATCATCTGCGCCAACTGTAAAAGTTGCATCTAACTGTACAGCGCCATCAATATCAACAGCGTCTAAATTTGTTGTTCCATCTATATCTGCATTACCAGAAATATCTAAAGTAGCTGCGTCTAGTTCACCTGATAAAGTAATATTAGTAGCACCAGTAATGGCACCATCCATTGCAACAGCACCATTAATATCTATTGTTGTTGCATTAATTTCTATTTCAGTGTCTGATACTAAATCTAAAACACCGTCTGCTGATTGATGTATATAAGTTCCTGTATCACCAAATAATAATTTATTTGTTGAGTTTAAAGTTAAACCTGTGCCATCTGTGTGAGTTAAAGTTGTATCGGAATCAGCACCAAAACTTAATACAGCAGAATCGCTTAATAATTTAAGATCATCACCAATTACAGCATCTTTTGCTACAGATAATCCACCATCAGTTTGTAATGAACCATCAGTTGTAGAAGTTGCTTCAGTTGTGTCATCTGTTTTTACAATGCCACTAGCTGTTATTGTAGTAGCAGTTAATGCTTGTGCAGCAATGGTACTACCGGATTGCGCTGTAAAAGTGTTTGCTGTAAATTGAAAATCATCAGCTCCTGCAATTTTAATATCTATTTGATCATCTGTGTCTGCTGTAATGTCTGTATCACCATCGGCATCTAAAGTTAATGTTGCACCATTTAAGTCAACAGCACCAACTCCACCAATATTTGAATCAACTAAATTTGGATTAGTTGCATGATCTGCTGCAGCATAAAGAAGTTTAGTTCCTTTATCAGAAGTTCCCCAAGTAACTGAATCTCCTGATCCAGAAACATATTTAAACTGAACTGTGTAAGCACCTGATGTATTATTTTTAATTACATATAATTGTTGAACATCTAAAGGAATAGTCACAATTTGATTTCCAGTGATCGTTCCAGTAAATTCTATAACTCTGTGTGCAAGAACCGCACCTGCTGATCCATCAGATACAGATAATGTTGTTGTTTGCGCTGAACCTGCAATTGATTGGGCAGTATAACCACCTGAAATTTGTTCTAAAATCTGTAAATTAGTGTTAGTCTTCGTACCCCAATTACCGGCATTTTCGCCGGTTGTCATTAACTCTGTACCAAGACCTGTATAAGTTGATGCCATAATTTATCCTATGCGCTTCCCACAAACACCTCTACATCACAAGAATCAGTGTCTGCGTCCGCTGTAATATCTACTAAATCATTTAAAGATACAGTTAATGCAGATCCTCCTGCATGCATTGTATCTACAACTCCACCACTATTGTCACCAGGATAAATGAA